CGACCAAGCCTTAGCAGTAATCAAGAACGGGCTGGCACAGCACCAGCTTAGCGAATACTTACCCGGACATTACGACACGCTAGTTCTGTCTAACCTTCTCGTAAAGCTGGTACACCGTGTGGCTGAACTAGAACGTAAATTAGGAGAACAAACATGAATGACACCGCACGCAAGATTAAAGAGACTTTTGTTTATTTTGCGGTCGCAGCGGGCGCATTAATTGCGGTGGCTGGATTATGCCTCATCGTTTGTGGGAAGTACTTTCTTATGGAGCGCCCGGCTTGTATCGAACTAAGTAAACTCACTGGGCGCGAAGCTTTCGTATCACCCCGCGTATCGTGCATGCTGAAAGAAAACGGCGAGTGGGTTGATTACCGTGTTGTTACTGAAAAGAAGTCTAGCGTCACGATTAAGCGGGAAAGTGCAAAATGAGCAACACCCCATTTAGTTTCCCGTTCGAGGCGCAGTTCGATCAGGACCGGTCGCAAGAGTACGTCATCTTGTCGTTACTGCGCGGCACGATCAACACCGCAGAACTGGTACACGTGCAGGCAGTCAATCCAGTGTCAGATCGCGTCGGGTTCGTCACCGTGCAGCCAATGGTTCTGGACGTAGATACGAACAGCATCGTGCTCGATCAAAGCCCAGCATACAACGTGCCATATATGCGCATGCAGGGTGGCGTATCTGCGATCATCTTAGACCCAGTGGTCGGGGACATCGGCGTAGCACTTTACGCGCAGAAAGACATCACTACGATTAAGAGTACGTTGCAGCCTAGCCCGGCTTCTACTGACCGCGTTTTTAGCACGGCCGACGGGCTGTACCTCGGCGGCTTTTTGAACGGCGCACCGACTCAGTACGTTCAGTTTCTCGCCAGCGCGGCAGGCATTAACATTGTCTCGCCGGGCAATATCAACCTGAACGCGACGGGCAACATCGCACTCAATGCTGGAGGTTCGCTAACGTTGCAAGCCGGGTCGACAATTGCCACTACGTCAGCAAGTACAACAACGGTCAACGCGTCGCAGCTAGTGGTCAACGCCCCCGCTGTGTTCAACAACACGATCAGCGGCACCGCGACGGGTTCGGGCAAGTTCTCCTTTGCTAGCCCGATCACTGCGCCGGATGTCATCGTATCCAACGGTAGCGTGACCAATCACTTTCACGGCGGCGTACAAACAGGTTCGGGTAATACCGGCAATATGACCGGTTAAAGTACTTGACAAAGAATTTAAGTTATCGTAAGATATGCTTAACGTTGGACGCGCGATAGTACCACCTAAACCTGCGCCGGGTAAGAGAGCGCAGGGCCAACATAGAAGCGTCGTTCTAGCGTGAAAAGGCCGGATAACAATGCGTATGCGCGGACCGGTGAATTTTACGGCGCTTCTGTGTTGGTGCAACTATGAAGTTGCAAACTGCGCAAACCCGTGCGCACTCCTCGCAGTTCTTCCGCACGGGGTCTAAAGGAATGTCGTCCTGTAGTTGCACCAACACTTTAATAATATGACCTACTCAGTACGTTGCAAAAATAGCGCATGTCGTCACCGCCGGGTTATAAATGGGCATCCCGACGAATATCTCAGGCCGCCAGCCTGTGAAGTGTGCAACACAGTGTCGGGGTGGCGGCTGGAAGGCAGAGAATACAATCGACGGGGTTTGTGCTATTGCCGCAACGTAGTAGGAAAAGATGGCACGTACCCGCATCGCACAACGCACCCGTTTTGCGACAACAACCCGCGAGGACCGTACAACCAGTTAAAGCGGCAAGGTGTAAAAGATAGCGACATGCCGTTCGAAGTAGCTGCACCAGTGAAGGGCGATTGTCCGTTTTGATCTACCAACATCAGGATTGCACAATGCTGACCGACAAACAATTCCTACAATGGATTCATGACCGCTTGCGCTATGAGCATGGAGAAAACATCTATATGGACTACATGCACAAGCTGCGAGCGATCATTGAGGCAACGCCGGATAGTCAGGTTACTCCGAATCGGGCGTCTCATCCTCATTTGGCGGAGGCTGGAATTCAATTGGACGCCCTGCAATCCCAACCACAGCAGGTGAGCAAATGAGCGATGATCTGACTAAGTTAATGGCGAAAATAAAAACTTATGGACGCGCCAATTATCATCGCGACGAAGATGTGGCTGAGGCATCTTGGACGGCTATTAAGGAAGCAATCGAAGAGCTTGAGCAGGCAAAGGCTGCTGCTGCGCTGTGGAAGACCATGGCAGAGCACCAGCACGCAAAACGCGTATATCCAGATATGCCGGGGCTTGCTTATGGCGCGTTAGGCGCGACGTTTCGAGCTGGTGGTGGTTGGGCTACTCGACAAGCAGATATCGACGCCGCAATCAAATCGCAAGAGGTGAAATCGTGAGCTTGGGTGAATTCATCAAAAAACGACGTAAAGCAAAGAAGCTCACGCTACAGCAAGTAGCTGCTATGGCTGGCACTAGCAAATCACACATCTGGGAGCTTGAAAACGGACGCACACCGAATCCCGGATTCTTAAACTGCATCTATATCGCGTTTGCTGTTGGCGCAAGCATGGATGAGATGGCAATAGCCGCTTGTGATGGCGTGAGAGATGCGAAGCTTGGACTTGGGAAAAAACAAGAGGTGAAATCGTGAAAGAACTGAACATTGAACAAGAGCGCCGCGAGTTCGAGGCGGATTTCAAAGAGCAGATGGGCATCGATGTTGGTCGAACATTTCATAGTTGCTATGCATCATCGCGCGTCGAGGATCGCTGGAATGGTTGGCTTGCCGCCAAGCGCGCCGTCGTGGGGAGCGCGGAGCCGGTGCCTATGAAGGATGCGCCAGCACGAATTTATCTGGTCATCGAAGACGGCGGCGATGCCTACAGTTCGTTTGCCGATGCAAGAGAGCAAGCAAATATGAGCGACGGCATCAAGTGGTGCGAAGACCGATTTAGCGACCGCGACGTACCGTACGTGCGCGCCGATTTCACCGCCCCACCAGCGGCTGTAAGTGCCACTGTGAATGGCATTGATGAAGTGGAGTGGTTGAAAACCGGACTCCGTAATTATCAAGAAAAGCTTGCGGCTGTTGTTGCCGAATACGAGGCTTACCAGAAAGAACACCCTGCGCCTGCAAGTGCGGAGCCTGCCGCATACCCAATTGGCAACGTATCCGGTCCTTGCGTATGCGGTTCATGGCCCGGTGGCGAATGCTTAAAGTGCGAACGCTACCCATCCGATCCGCCAGCGTATTTAAGTGCGGAAGATATGAAAGCAATTAACGATTTGCTCGGTACGCTTGAAAAACACGATGGGACAATAGAACGTTGTGCGCGTCACGCAAAAGCGATTCGGTCATTGCTGAGGCATGCCGCGTCTGTAAGTGCAGAGCCGGTGAGTCCATTCGCATTTGTAATCGTCGATAAAAATGGCAATCCTGAATTCGTTACTTCTACTCACGACGAAGCACAGGCGCACATCAACGATGCCATCTCAGAACATCATATCCATGGCGCTGGGAAGTGGCGGTCGATCCCTGCATACGAAATGCGCCCAAGCGATGACAAGTTGTGGGATCAAGCTTTGCGTGAGCGCGATTACAACGCCGAAATTGCTGGCAAGCTGGCGGACGCCATCAGCCAATATTTTAACGAAGAAATCGGCGAGCACAGCAGCGCGAATTGCCCATGGTTGGAAGCATTGCGAGTCATCGAAGAAGCCCCGCCACCCGCTGATGCGAAGGACAGCGCGCGTCTGGATTGGATTCTTGAACAAGCAAAGTTGAAGACATTCCCTAGAGGAATAAATCATTGGTCAATCGACGTGGCTCTTGATGCGGCTGGCGAGCTTGATTTAGGCAGCGTGTATCTGGATGGTAGAGCCGCTATTGACGCAGCTATCGCGGCTAAGGAGTCAGCATGAGCAAGTTACCGGAATTGCCAGTTCCATATTCGACTGATGATAACCCATTCCAAGATGGTGAAGGCAGGGCTTTGTTTGCAGACTATCAGATGCGCGCCTACGCAGAACAGGCCATTGCTAGCGTGAAGCGGGAGCCGCTGAGCGAGGAGCAGATTGCAAGCATTTACGCAACGTGGGATCGAACGCCAGGGGCTAGTTTCGCTGATCTATTCCGCGCTATCGAAGCTGCTCATGGGATTACCGGCAGATACAAGGAGCTTAAATAATGTACAAAGCGCTTATTGTCGTGCTGCTGGGCATGTTGTTGTTTTACGGTCAACCCAGCATTGCTGACGGCATCGCTAAGTATGTGCAAATCAAGATTGACTTGTACGACATGAAACAGTCTGTCTGCCCTGACAATTGACCTTTCGCACAGTGCAAGCTTTCTGATACACTCACCGGCATGGCTACAACAAACGTACCTTTACCGACCTTCACTAGCGCCGGACTGCTCACGTATAGCGAACAGGCTATTCTGACAGGCATCCTGGCCGACTATGTCGCTGCTTGGGCTGCGACGGGTAAGACGTTGTCTTCCGCACTTGCTACACCACAAGGTCAGTTATCCTCCTCGCAGTCATACATGGTGGCCGACTTTCAGGCAGCGTTAGCGCAGTTAATTGCTAACGTAGACCCGTTGACCGCCTCGGGGGCATTTCAGGATGCGCTTGGTCGTATTTATTTGCTTACTCGCAACGCGGCAACATATGCCACCGTACTCGCTACCGTGACTGGTGTCGTCGGCCAACCGCTCGCGGCAGGTGCGCAGGTTAAATCGTCAGACGGTACGATATGGGCCTCCACTACGTCAGTTGTGTTTGGCTCGGCAGGCACCGCTACGGTGACGTTTCAAGCGACTACTTCGGGCAGCGCGCCGGTAGCAGGCATCAACGACCTGACTATTTATCAGCGCTCGGCAGGCTGGGAAGGCGTGTCTAACAGCGTTAGCAGCACGCCGGGGCAAGACGTAGAAGGCCGTGCAGCGTTTGAAACGCGGCGACAAGAGAGTGTGCAAATTGGCGGCACGGGTTCAGCGGAGTCTGTGCGCGCCGCCGTTGCGGCTGTCACGAACGTTAGTGATGTGTATGTGTACAACAACGGCAGCACGTCTGCGATCACGTATGGCGCGACTAATTACCCTATACCGGCAAATTCGATCATGGTAGCCGCGACTGGTGGCACTACTGCTGTTGTGGCTGCGGCGATTCACAGTAAGCTAGACGCAGGTTGCGGTATGTCGTCACAAGGCACCACTAGCGTAACCATTCAAGATACTGTCAATTACGTTGCACCATACCCCACGTATGTTGTGCGCTACGTTGTACCGCCTGCCACGCAAGTGTATATCACTGTTAATGTAGCTAACTTGACAACATTGCCAAGTAACTACATTACGCAAGTGCAGAAAGCCGTAGCGTCTGCATTCATCAATGGTTACTCTGCTGCGGATGGATCGATCAACGTGTCACGTGCGCGCATTGGGGGGCAAATCATCGCAGCCGAGTACGCTGCCCCGATACAGGCTATCGGCAATATCACCCCGGTATCGATTTTCATCGGCTTCTCTGCGAGCCCGACAAGCGGGGCATCTGTGACAATGGGAATTGACCAGCAACCCGTTTGCCCCGCACTGAATATCACTGTCAACGCCATTACGGTGTAAGCCATGAGCGACTATCTCGGGCAGACTGTACAGAAGCAATACAGTAACTCCACAACATTGTTGCAACTTCTCGATAGTTTCGATCAGTGGGTCGATCTTAGCTTATTCACTGAACAATTTCTGGCTAACGTGTGGGACATGTCCACGGCGCAAGGTTTCGGGCTTGACATATGGGGCCGCATTCTCGGTCAATCGCGCTACGTGCAAGTAGTGCAAGTACCGGGGGACAACTTCGGGTTTAACATTAACGCCGCAATTGGTACAAACTGGCAACCATTTAACCAAGCCCCATTCTATAATGGCGCAGCAGGCGGCACAGTCGCTTATGCCTTGCTCGATAGTTATTACCGGCAGGTGCTGCTTGTCAAAGCGGCTTCGAATATCGCCTCTTGCGATGTTCCGAGCATTAACGCGTTAATGCGCGCCATGTTCGGAACGCGGGGCAAGTGCTATGTGGGTTACGACCTTGCGCTACCAATGCAAATAGGATACCACTTCGAGTTCACGCCTACTAACATAGAGCGTACTATCATCGAATCGGGTTTGTTTCCTATCCCTGCCGGAATGGCAGTAAAATATATCTATCAGCAGTACACTTATTCACCGTTCGGCTTTGCGGGGGCGAATGGTGGCGCTAATCCGAATTTCATCACCGGCTTTAATCAAGGGCCGTTTTATAACAACCCGACAGCTTAAGGGCTTGCTATGCAACAATCAAACGCGCCGAGTAAAATTTACGTGCCGTTCGCGCAGAACGATAGTTCGAAAGTCAACGTCCCGGTTACAACTACGGACGCCACCCGCGCTAGTCAGTCGCTGGGCTTTCCTCCACTGACCGGGGAACCGCCAGAATCAGGTGGTGTGCCGCCGCAATTGGAAGACTTTAACGGCGCAATCAATCAAATCGCCTCGATTGCGTGGTGGGTCATGGGTGGTAACTTCTACCCCTATGACGCAACGTTTGCCGCAAGTTCGTATATCGGCGGTTATGCTAACGGCGCGAAGTTGTTACGCCTAGACAATACCGGTGATTGGTTAAACACGGTAGACAACAACGTCACAAACCCAGATGCGACTGACGGCACCGCAGCGAACTGGACGCCGGGCTACAACTACGGCGCGGCAAGTATCGCCGTGTCGTCTACAGCAATCACCGTGCGCCCTGTGCAGGCTGCAAAGAAGATTCTTATTCTGACCGGTACGCTGAGTGCCAACACGACCGTCACACTCCCTGCGTGGGTGTACGAGTGGACCATCATCAACAATACCGCGATGGTAACGTTCACGCTGTTGCTCAACACTGCGAGCGGTACAGGGGTATACCTGCAAGCTGGTGCGCTATCCGTGCGTGGCGATGGCACCAACATCGTGCAGGACGCGAAGTCTACCGCGCCCGCCACAACGCCGACACAATACCCGCAAGCGCAACAAGTCACAAGCGGCGCGTTGTGGACTGCTACGGCAGGAGGCACGGCTAACGCGTTGACCGCTTCGCTATCGTTTAGCCCAAACACAATCGCCAGCGGGCAGGAATTCACGGTTGTTGCGGCGGCGGCAAACACGAGCACAACCGTCACATTAGCACTCACCCTCGGTAGCGCAGCGGCTGTTACGTACAACGTTACGAAAGGCAACAACGCGGCGTTGGCTCAGGGCGACATTCCCGCAGCGGGCTATCCGTGCGTGTTTGTGTACAATCCGACAACTGGCGCGGTAGTGCTGACTAACCCAGCAACTGGCATTGTTCCAACCCCCACTGTATTTCCATCTATTTCCGTAGCGGTAGCATCAAACGCATTAACAGGTACGTTCAATGCAACTGCAATTATCCCATTTCGCAATGCGACGCTCACAAGCGGTGCACCAGTATCTGCAACGATAGCAGCCAATCTGACGCTTGTTGTCCCTTCGACTGCAACGCTTGGGACAATCGCAGCTACGCAAGCACGTTTGATTTGGTTGTTGTTGTACAACGGCGGTACACCGGTACTTGGCGTTGTAAATCTTGCTGGCGGCGTTAATCTTGATGAGACAACGCTGATTAGTTCGACGGCGATTAGCACTGGCGCTACATCAAACAATGTTGTGTATTCAACTGCGGCAATCACATCATCGCCATTCCGCGTCATCGGTTTTTGCGACATTACAGAATCTACAGCAGGCACTTGGGCAACAGCCCCGACTGTGGTGCAGGGCATTGGCGGCCAGGCGTTGGCGGCATTGTCGTCGCTGGGCTATGGAGTCGGTACAAGTCCATCCAACAGCTACGGCGTCACTTATTACAACACCACTGGTCGCACAAAACAGATATTCGTCACAGGGCAAAGTGCGACGGCGGGAGATTTTCTTGTGCAGGTTAATGGGCGAGTGCAAGGGCGCATGTACCAGATTGTGAACGTTTCTTGTGGGGTGGGTGGCACGGTACCGCCGAATGGCTCATACATAGTTAACGGTCCGGGTGTACCCGTAGTGACCAGTTGGACTGAACAAACATAGGGAAAATGATGCAAAACTACATAGACACAAACGGCGCACTTCATGTACTGGATTCGACTGATTTTGAAAATTTGCTGCCAATTGGATGCGTTGCGATCACGCAGGAACAGGCTGATGCAATTCGCAATCCTGCGCCAACCTTGGCACAGGCCCAAGCATCACAGATAGCAACGATTGATGCAGCGTATGCGGCTGCCGTACAGGTATCTGTCAGCTTCGAGACGGCTGCTGGCGTGACGCAAACATATCAGGCCGATAACGACGGGCCGTTGTCGAGTCAAAGTCTGCTGCTCAAAACTTTCACCGGCTACAACATCGAGGGTTCGGTTCCGGCCGGTTTTTACTGGCAGGCAGAGGACAACACGGAAGTGCCGTTCACGCTAGCCGATCTTGGCGGACTGTATGGAGCGATGCTGGCGCAAGAAAATGTGGCATTCAATCAGCGTTCGACGCTGAAGAAAGCTATACGTGCTGCCACTACCGTTGCGGCAGTGCAGGCAATCACCTGGCCGGTATAACGTAAGATTGAATATTAACATCCTCCCCGCCCTGAAGGACGGGGTGTCATTAGGCGACGGGTTTAAATTGCCTAAACGTTACGCACATACCAACAAGAATGGTTTCTAACTGTTACAATTCAGCCAGCGAGGCGCAGACCTGCTAACCTAGGGCCATCCAGCAACGACAGGAGCGGCAAACATGCATTTTTTCTACGATAAAGGGGCTGATATGAGTACTGCGCAGGATGTTGGCGAACAGGCCGCACGCGTTGCAACTCCCGCAGCCGTGGCAGGCGTAACGCACTTTCTCGGCATCCCTCTGAGCGATTGGGTGTTAATTCTGACAATCGTCTACACGCTGGTGCAGCTCTTTGTGTTGATCCGTGACCGATTGTATAAGCCTTGGAGGACCAACCGCGATATTCGTAGCGAACAGCCGCCAGCCGCGCCAAATGTGACCGCAGCACAAGACGTTCCAGTTACCGTGACTGTGACTGTCAACGAGAATACTCATGGCACTAGCTGATAAAGCTAAACTGGCCGCCGTGATTGGGCCCGCTGCTACGGTGTTAGCTGTTGTGCTGACCGGATCTAATGAAGGCGTTTCACTTAAACCGTACAATGACAAGTTGGGCGCAAATGTGCTAACGGTGTGCTACGGCGATACGGAAGTGCCAATGCGGCGCTACACGTTGGACGAGTGCAAACAATTGCTAGCGGATCGTTTGGCCGATTACGCAACTGCTGTGCGCAACTCTACATTGGACTTTGATACACTGACGGACGGGCAGAAAGTTGCCGCTGTAGATTTTGCCTATAACTTAGGCGTACAAACGTACAAAAGCTCGACTTTGCGTGTGATGTACGGCAACAAACAATTTCCAGAAGCCTGTGAGCAGTTCTTGCGTTACAAATACACAGGGAGCCCGCGCCGCGATTGTTCGCTTGCGGAAAGTAACTGTAGTGGGTTAATGAAACGGCGGCGCGCAGAACGTGCCGCATGTCGAGGTGAATAATGTCTATCTTAACTAGTTTTGCAGGTCTTGCAGTCGGCACCAAATTAAAGATCATCGGCGCTGCTGCGTTTTTGACAATTTGTGCGGGTTTGTACGCTGCGCATGCCATTGAGGTATCAAGCCTAGAACATGAACTAGACACGGCAAACAGGCGCGCAGAACGTGCCGTAGCTTCGGCCAACGCGTTAAAAGATGCAAGCGACGCCTTTAGCGCCACAATAGCCAAACAGAACGCCTCCATAGACGCATTGAAGGCGGCTGATGCTGCCAAGGCGAAGCAGGTAGCACAAGCGCAGGCACAGGCCCAAATCGCCGCGCAGAAGGGCTACACGGCTGCGCAACGCACATTAGCTAAAACACCGAGCAAACCCGGCAATGCTTGCGCATCACTAGACGACTTGATTAACGAAACTGTCAAGGTGCGCAAATGATAGGTAAAATCTATCATGCGCTGATGGTGCTAGCTCTGACTGGTTGTGCCGCGCAACCAACTATCGTCCACGACCCGGTCGAGGTAAAAGTCCCCGTTGCAGTTGCTTGCAAGATAGAGCCCGTACCGATTCCGCAATGGGCGCTTGATGCGATACAACCCGGCGCGGATGTGTACACAAAGGGCCGAGCTGTGCTAGCCGAGCTGGAGCAACGGATCGCGTACGAAGGTCAGCTACTTGCGGCTATCGCAGCGTGCCAGTGATTTACAACTCCCTTATGTGAACTACTGCTGCGCCATCGCGGCTTACTGGATTGCCGCGAATGATCAGGATGCGGTCAATTTGCGAATCATCCAGCCAGATTCGCTGCTTGGTCAGTAGGTCACACAACACTTTCTCTCTATTTGCGATGTCCCACGCTTTGCCTTGCAAGCGTTTCGGAGGCAGCAACTCAATTAGAACGTCTAATCTGCCGGTTAAGGGCTTGACCTTGCCGGACGGCAGCTTGTTTTTTGCTGCGATGCCCCACTCCCTAGCCACCTTTGACAGTACAACCCGCCCACACACTGCCCGGTAAATCCTGTTCAGTGATGGCGGAAATGGCAACGTTAGTGTAGTCGAGTTCATTTGTTTAGCTCCTGTTCAGCAAGTTCACAAACCCGGCGCAGTTCGCGTTCCTGCGCAGCATACGCAGCATACGCAGCATCATGCGCAGCATCATGCGCAGCAGTCCGCGCAGCATCATGCGCAGCATCATGCGCAGCAGTCCGCGCAGCATCATGCGCAGCATCATGCGCAGCATCATGCGCAGCAGTCCGCGCAGCATCATGCGCAGCAGTCCGCGCAGCCCGCGCAGCAGTCCGCGCAGCATCATGCGCAGCAGTCCGCGCAGCCCGCGCAGCCCGCGCAGCAGTCCGCGCAGCATCCGCAGCAGCAGCAGCAGCAGCAGCCCGCGCAGCATCCGCAGCAAGCCCCGCAGCATACGCAGCAGTCCGCGCAGCAGCATACGCAGCATCATACGCAGCATCATACGCAGCAATTAACTCTTGATGGGTTGCTTCCCCATTTGCAAAGCGTTCAGCAACATCTAGTGCGTCAAGGCTGCGTTGGTCTGTCATCAAATGTTGCACCTGCCTAGCGCACCAGACCGCATAAAGCCGAATTTCGCGTTCATGACCTTCAACGGCGCGCAAACACCACAACGCATCATCTAAACCATTGCTATCCAGAATCTGAATGACGGAAACGGGTTCGTCATCTGCTTTTGTTTTACCCAATGTACGCAGCAGCTTTTCCCAACCCCCAGCGCAAGGGCGGAACTCTCTGATCTTGTTTAATGTGGTTTTCATTTGTTTAGCTCCTGTTGTGGTTTTTGGCCGAAGCCCCGGTTGATTGTTTTGATAATTTGTCAGACAATTCTGCTCGACTGTAAGCGCCATATAAATACATTGGGCCTAACACAACAGCTACTATTGCACACCCAACAATGAATCCAGATATCCCGCCGTCCCTACCAGCTAGGCCGCCAAGGGCAATGTACATAATAAAAAATAATGTGCCCGGATGCTCTCCAACGTAGGGTAGCGTCCCGCACCCTCTAATTATTTGCCGTATGTACTTCATAATTATTCGAAGTCTTCAATAAAACCGCAATCAACGTTTTTCTTTCCGTTGACTGTTGCAGTAACATTCCCAAATTCTGTATCGATGGCAACATCCGAAACTGCCGCACCCTTAAA